CGTTAGATGCTCTTTTGACATCGGAAAGTACGTTTGTACTTTATATAGGAAACCCTACTGATCCTACTAGTCCTTTTGCAGATGCTTTTAAACCAGGATCTGGTTTTAAAACTTTTACTCTTAGTTGTTATGATTGCCCCAATGTTCGTCATGATAGAATAATTTATCCTAAACTTACTATTAAAAAATGGGTAGATGAAAAGGCCAAGAAATGGGGGGTAGATTCAAATTTATTTAGAATTAGAGTTCTTGGAGAATTTCCGGAAGAGAGTAAAGACACTCTTATTCCAATTAGATATATTGAGAAAGCACTTGAAAAAGGTAGGGATGGTATTTTATTGCCAGATCATATTTATGCTTTTGGATTAGACGTAGCTCGTCAAGGATCTGATAGTACCACTTATGGAATACGATATAAATCAGGATTATTTAGAATTCATGAAGCTACTCAAAAGAAAAGAGAAACAGAAACAGCGGGGAAAATGATTTCTACTTATGATGAATTTATTCCGGAGTTTAAGTATAGGAATCTTAATGATTTAGAAAAAAAATTAAATAAAAATAAAAATGAAGATAAAGAAGAAATTGTTTTTCCTCCAATCAATGTAGATGATATTGGAGTTGGGGGAGGAGTTGTAGATATATTATTGGAAGAAGAATACCCCACTAATGGAGTAAATGTTGCGGAACCTCCGGATTCTTCTGATCCGGATGACGCGAAAACTTTTCTTAATAAACGTGCTCAATACTATTGGAATTTAAAAAAGCTATTTGAAGCAGGACTAGTTGCTATAGACGATGATGAATTAGCTCATGAATTGTCTAAAATGAAGGTAGAGTTTCTTCGTAGCGGAAAGATTAAAATAGTGGATAAAGAAACGATTAAAAAGGATTTGGGGGGCCGTAGTCCAGATAAGGCTGAGTGTATGATGTTGGCTTTCTCTATGGACTATGCAGATGTAGAGAGAGAATTAGTGCGTTTCCTTTGAGGAGGTATAGATAATGTTTAATGAATTATTGGCAGAATCAGTGGCTAAAGCAACTTTTTGGGTTATAATTATTTTTGCATTAGGAATCACCGTTAGATTTTTAATAAGGGATTACGTAAATTTTATTTTGGAGGATGTAGAGAAGAAATCTTCCCCAGAAGAAGATTAATTATGACTATTCAAAAAAGGGATTATGCGAGGAAAAATGATATTGGTCCTGAAGGACAAATTCTTTTCTCACCGGGAGATAAAATGGGTAGAGAGGAATCCGCTACTTTGAATATTAAAGATTGGGTAAGTGATTTAGATGAGAAAGTAGATAAATTAATATCAGATGGTTGTAGTCATAGGGGAAATGATCTAGCTAAATTGGCTAGAATTGAAATAGTAGCAGAAGGATTTAGATCAGAAGCTGGAGAAATAAAAAATTCAGTATTTCAATTGGCTTTATCATTTGAATCTCATAAAACAGATGTGGTAAGAGCAAATGGATTATCAGATGGTAAGATATCTGAATTAAAAATTGGGGTAGATAATAAAATAAATAATTTAAAAATTGGAGTTTTGATACAATGCCTTCTTTTAGCGGGTTGTTTAATTCTTTTTGTGGTTAAGGAATTCGTACTGCCGGCAATCAAAAATCCATCGTCAATTTCTTCTGTTCAAGAAAGAAATGTTCCTAATGAAGATGGGAATAGAAGGTGGGATGGTAGAAAGTAATCGAGATTTTGTTTGATAAGAATTATTATAGGTCTCAAGTGTTTTATAAATGGGAGAAATAAATGGCGACTAGGCTTGAACTCCTCCGTAAGAGTCCAATTACCAAAAATGCTATCGACGCTGTTTTCCTTAGAAATAAACAATTGTTAGGAGTAAATGAAGATGAAGTAATGCGAGAGCCGTATAGAAAATCAGATTTGGTTTATATTTGTATTTCTACTACGGCTAAAGCTATTTCTCAAGTTCCGTTGGTAGTCGTTAGAAATTTTGGGAGTAAAGGGGAATACAAACCCCTCCCTGATTCAGATCCTTGGTCTCAGTTGTTTTCCCGTCCTAATTATATTACTGATAGATATTCCTTTGTAGAGTCTGTGATTACCCATTTATTGCATGATGGGGAAGTTTTCATTATTCCTTATCCTCCGGGGTTGAATCCTCCTGGATCTCTTTGGGTGGTAAGGAATAAATTTATCCGTCCGATGAAAGATCCTAAAACCAATCTTTTGTTAGGGTGGCTTTATAATCAATCTGGTCAGTTTACTGATGGAGGAGTAATTCCAGCGGCAGAAGGTATTCCTTTACACGTAGATGAAGTTGCTAGGATTTATTTATTTAATCCCTATGATCCTTTGAAGGGAATGTCCCCATTAGAAGCTGGGAAGATGAGCATAGTAGTTGATTACAAAGCCTCTTTTTATACTTCAGTATTCTTTGATGAGGGGGCTTCTCCGGGGGGTGTTATTTCTACTGAACAGAAATTAGGCGATAAACAATTTAGTCGTACTAGAGAGCAATTTGAAGCTCGTCATCAGGGATTTAAGAAAGCTCATAGAATAGCAGTTTTGGAACAAGGTTTAAAGTATACTCAAACTGGTTTGACTCAAAAAGATATGGAATTTGGAGAGTTAAGAAAACTTACTGCGGAAAGAATTTACCAAATTTTTGGAATGAAAAAAGCAGTAGTTTCGGTTATGGAAGATATCAACTATGCTTGTATACCGGCTACAGAGAGAGTGTATACTGTGGATAAGGGGGGAATTTCTATAGCAGACGTAGAATCAGGGGACTATGTTTGGTCCTTGGGAGAAAATGGACCTGAGAAAAGCAAGGTGGTGGCTTCTTGGTATCAAGGAAAGAAAAAGATATATCAGTTGAATACTAGGAATTATAAACTTAGGGCTAGCTACGATCACCCCGTATTAGTTTTGCAAAAAAAGGTGGATGGATTTTTTAAACTTCCAAAACATAAATATGAGGGGGAATTGATTTGGAAGCCCATGGCGGAATTGAAGAGGGGTGATTTTGTAGTAGTATCAAAAGGACTTTCTATCGGTGAAGGGGAAGAAGTTGATTTAGAATTTTGTAAATTTTCTGGGGCTTTTACTGGAGATGGTAGTATTTCTCAGGGTCCTGGGGCTAAATTAGGTTTTGTGAGTTTGGCTATCCCTGAGGAGAAAAAAGAGTTAAGAGATGTTTATTCTGACTTAATGACTAATTTGTCTCAGTATAAAAAGAATTTAAAAACTAGATGGGGACATAGCATTCGAAAAGGGGATTCTGTAATCATAAATAAGGAAAGATTTGGGATATCTTGCTATGGAACCTTAGTGGATCGTTTGTTTCAATTGGATATGGTAAAGGATAGTCATAATAAGAGAATACCCCAATTCGTTTGGGATTCTGGTAAAGAGGGGGCTTTAGAATTTATTAAAGGATATATGGATACTGATGGAAGTATATATAAAAGTGGACAATGTGATATAGGTTCTTGTAATGAAGAATTAATGAAAGATACGGCTTGTTTGTTAGATTATTTGGGTATTCTTCATGGCCCTGTTAATAGGATAGAACGTGATACTAATTTTGGTCATCAGATTATTTTTTCTATATCTATAGGAAACCCCACTGAAATTGGATCTGATGATCCCTCTGATATAACAAGAATAGCTAAATTAAAGAGTAATAAATATAAAACCAAGTTAGAATATGCTTCTGATTTAGGCATAGCTACTAAGGCTCTTCCCAATGGATTTACGGTAGCAAAAGCAACCTCCGTTGAGGAATTTGGTGAAGAGGATGTGTATGATTTAGAAGTTGAAGGAAGACATAATTTTATTTGTAATAATATTGTAGTTCATAATACCAGCCGCGAGGAAATCAAGTTATGGTGGGAAGGCACCAACATTCCGTTAATGTCATTAGTTACATCAGCTTTAAACTTTATTTTCTTTCGTCAAGGTTCTGATCTTAAATTAATATTTGATGTTACCACTGTAACGGCTTTAAAAGAAGCGTTGAAGGAAAAAATAGAAACTGGCTATAAAATGTGGCAAATGGGGTTCACTGCAAATGAGATCAATCAGCGACTTGATATGGGATTTAATAGCAAACCTTGGCGGGATGTCGCTTTTGTCCCTGTTAATTTGCAGCCGGTGGATCGTGCCCTCAATCCGCCAAAGCCAACAGTGCCAGCGTTGCCCCCTGCGCCTCCTGCCGAACCTCCTCCCAAACCTCCGAAGGCGTTGGGGGAAGGAGAGAGGATAAAGGAATCTGGTAATGATGCTAAGAATGAACAGAGTTGGAATAATCTTATTGAAAAAACAAAAGGATTAGAGGAAAAATTTGAAAAGAAAGTAACCAGAGTTTTTGCAGATATGAGGAAAAGATCTTTAAGTAATTTGTACAAAAATATTAAAGCTCCCAAAGATCTAGATGATGAGAATTTCCCAGAGGATTCTAGGAATATTTCTAGGTTCACTGACCCTATTTATGAAGAGGCTTTAATAGTGGGATTTACTACACTTTTAGATGATATAGGAAGTTCTATGATTTTTAATCTTTCTGATCCAGAAGCTTTAGCATTTCTATCTATGAAAAATATAGAGATTAAGGGAATTATTCAAACTATTAAAGATCAAATTCGAGTAGAATTAATGGAGGCGTATGAAAAAGGGGAAACCATAGACCAAATAGCGGATCGTATCAGGAGTGTCTTTAATGCTTCTGTTAGTAGGGCTAAAACAATTGCTCGTACTGAAATTATAGGAACGGCTAATGCTGGTAGGAATTTGGCGATAGGTAGATCTGGTTTCAAGGAAAAGGAGTGGTTTACGGCTATGGACGAAAAAGTAAGATTACAACATCGTTTACAACATGGTAAAACAGTTAAAGTAGGAAATCCTTGGGTTATGGCAGATGGTAGTTCTCTTAGGTATCCTGGAGATCCTCAAGGTCCTGCACATCAGGTGATTTCATGCAGATGTGTAGAAATAATCGTGCCGGATAGTCATTACTTGATTAATGAGTAGGAAATTAAACAGTTTCATAATAGTTAAAGAAGGAGGATAATATGGCTACTCAGTTGAAAGGTCAGGATGGAGTTCCGGTAAAATATCAAGGGAAGGAAATTTTTAGTTCTGATTATTCTGGAGTGGTTAAATCCGTTGATATGACAAAAAGAACGTTGTCTATGAAAGGAACGGATGAGACTAAAGATAGAGATGGAGATATCATACGTTTGTCAGGTTGGGATTTAGATAATTACAAGAAAAATCCTGTTTTCCTTTGGGCTCATAATTATGGGTCCGTTCCCCTCGCTAGAGCTTTGAGAGTTACTAGAAAGAAAGATCCTGCTTGCATGGAATTTTTACTTCAATTTCCTACCAAGGGTCTTTATCCTTTCGCAGATATGATTTTAGATTTATATAACGAAAAAATAATTAATGCTTCTTCCGTAGGATTTATTCCGATGAAGTGGAATCCTATTGAAGACGATAACAAAGATGGAAATAACAGGAATCCTTACGGAAGGGAATACGTTCGTCATGAACTTTTGGAGCTTTCTGGGTGTGCCGTTCCGTCAAATCCTAGCGCAGTTCAGAATGCTTTAAAGGGAAAGAATTTTGGATTTAAAGACGATGACCTTTTGAAATATATGACTGGAGCTACTCTTATCCCTCGTCCAGATAAAGAAGATGATGTGGTGGGGGAACTGGATAAATCAGAAACAGAGATTGTGGATGAGACAGTTATTCAAGTACAGGTTCCTGTAGAATTAGATTCTAAGGAGAGTGAAGTAGAGGATTCTGAAAAGATAAAAGGGGAGGAAATCAAACCTCCTAAATCAGAAGAAGAAAATATAGACGTTCCTACTGAAATTAAGGATACTATCAATAGTTCGGAAGTTGTCGAATCTATTGAGGTGGAAGAAAAAGTGACGATGGAAGAGATGAACAAGCGGTTAAAGAAGTGCGAAATGGATATAAAGAATCTTATGATGAGGATGGATGAGATGGATGGGAAACTGGTTAATACAGAATCCCTTACTTCTATCTCAAATGAAATGAAGGGTATCCAGGACTCTTTGGCGAAAGCCCTTGAAGAGATCCCGAGGACTCCCAATAATGGGGGAAGTTCTTCCCTGATTTTGCGAGAGGCTTTTGAACAAGGCAAGAGGGAGGGGGTAAATCCTCCCAAGGAGAAATTCAACAAGGAATCATTAACTGCTTTGAAGAGTGCTTTACTTGAAGTAGCAAAGGCAATGAAAACCATTAACCTTTAACAAGGAGGAAAGTCATGAGTAAGAAGTATATCAAGTCGGACAAGGGAGTTTTGATCCTCGCCACTCCGGAGCAGATCGCAGATGAGAGTGTCGAGAAATTTGAAGTGGAAGATCGTACCAACGTGAACCCCCCTGATCCCATTGCAGAGTTGGCAGGGATCGTTAGGGAGATGGCTACCAGTCTTAATACGATCAAGGAGAAGGCCGATCAGCAAGGAGATGCGTTGGAGGCTTATAAGAAGGCAGTGGAACGGGGAATTCTCCCCCCGAATCCGCATGAAGGTCCTTCGGCATCCTCGGCTTCCCCGGAACTGAAGGATATCATGGGGCATTACGAACTTGCCTTCCAGGGCAAGGAACTTATGTCCAAAACGGTCCATCCGAATCATACCATCGATGATAAGACTCGGGTGGAAATGGCGAAATTCTTCGCTCTCTTCCTTCGCCATACGTTGTTTCAGGACTGGCGTGCCAAGGACCAGTTTTGGAAGATCTTTGGTCCCCAAATCAAGACGGCCATCGGAGATTCCGGGAACGCTTTCCCTCTCCCGGATATCGTGGATTCGGAAATCCTTGCCTTCGCCCGCGAGGTTTCTGTAGTCCTTCAGTACGCCCGGATTTGGCCTATGTCTTCTGACAAGCAGTCCTTCCCGTCTGAGACTGCGGCTGCTTCGGTTGTCTGGGGAAATACCACCAGTCAGTCGGAGCCGGGAGTCACGGAAGTCGAACTGGAAGCTAACGAGCTTTCAGCGTACAGTGTTGTGAAGAATGCCACCCTGATGGACGCCCGTTCTGATATCGTTTCTTGGTTGACGGCGGCTCTCGCGGAAGCGGCGGGGCAGGAGTTGGATAATCAGGCGTTCAATGGTTCCGGCTCTCCGTTTTTCGGAATCCTTGATGCTACGGGGGCTGGTTATTCAGTTGCCCTTGGTGGATCTTCGTTCTCCGATATGACCTTTACTGATCTGTCGGAGATGATCGGTAAGCTGGACGGTCTGCGGAAGCAGGGTGCTCGGTTCTGGATGCAGGGACAGATCCTTCATCTGATCCGTTCTCTGAAGGATAGCAACAACCGTCCGATCTTCTATGATACCATCGGTCAGCCCACTTCCGGGACGATATTGGGCTATCCGTACTCGGAGGTTATCAAGATGCCGTCTACCACGGGGGCGGATACTGCCTTCCTGGCTTTCGGTAATCTGCGGTATCTTGGGGTTGGTCGTAGGCTGGAAGTTTCTACCCTTTCGGCAGATCCCTACGGCCTGTGGACCACCAACCGGATGCGGTATAAGCTGTATCAGCGTTGGGGCATGAAGATTGGTCTGCAGAATGGCTTCGTTCGGGCACTGACCTCTTCGTAAGTTGTCTTGAGGGAAGGGGGGCAAAACCCCCTTCCCTTTTGGTTGGAGGGCGTTTCAAGCGGGGGAAAAGCGTCTGGGTCCCTCCGTTCCTAGACGTGGGGATGATTCAAGGTTGATTCGGGTGCCCTCCGCGAATCAGGTCATCCCTCCCCCACCCACGGGGGAAATCATAGGAGGGCATATGATCCAAAATTATTCTTCTAAAGTTGTCCGATACATTTGTGGAAAATGCAGTACCATTTTTGCTCCTTATGGGGGGAAAATTCCTGAGAAATGTCCTAAATGTGGATGCCCCGAATTTGAAGAAATGGTAAAAACTAAAACGGAGGTAATTCAAAAATGAAAGCCTCTTTTAAGTGTGAAAATTGTTTGAAGGAAACTAATATATCTGGAGAGGGAAATCGTCATTTAGGTTGCCAATCTTGCGGATGCGGGGATATCAAATTTAATGAAGATGTTTTATTGTCTCCTATTTCTTTCAAAGATCCCGGAGACGTTTTTCCTTCTGTTCTTGTAAAGAAGGGAGAAAGTTTTTCTGGAAATCATCCTTTGGGTAGATCTTGGAAATTATCATTCCCTGTTCCAGAGCCTGAAACTACTCCAGTATTAAAGGTAGCTATTAAATCAAGGTTGAAATTGACTAAGTGAACTTGGATAGAAAGATAAGGGGGTATTTTTATAATAAAGTTTGATATTTGATTTGGAAGGTATAATTATTAATGGATCATTTTACTATAGCTTGTAGTAAATGTGGAAAACAAAAAACTCTCAAGTTTCCTACCAGAGCAACTTTATCCTGCCAATCTTGTGGAAATAAATTATCTAAAATAGCCCTTCCACCAGATGAGGAAAATAATACAATTATTTTTAAATGTTCTAAATGTGAAAAACAATTTCCTATTAAATCTGGAATTTCTACTTATCTACAATGCCCTTCTCCTAATTGCGGATGGGTAATTTTAGAAACGGTGGAAGCGGTTTGTTTATCTAAAATAAAAAATTGTCCTGAAAAAGAAGAATCCAAATATATTTCAGTTCCTATTTCTGTTTCTCCTTTGATAAAAAGAAGAAAAGTTTCTTTTGAATCTTCTGACACTTCTATAAAAGTAGCTATCCCCTATTATAATGGAGGAGATAGAATTCAAAGGGCTATAAATAGTTGGATTTATCCAGAGGTTGTTTTTATTTTAACTGATGAGGCAGTTATCCCTCCGGGATCTGGGGTCTGTAGTCAATTATTTACTAATAAAAATTCTAATTCAGAAGGATTAAATAATAAAACTCAACCATATTTGATAGACATTTTATCTAAAATGGTAGAATTATTTCCAAATGAAAAATATTATGGATATTTTAATTCCGATATCATTCTCCCTTCAGGAACTTCTATTACCAGTCTTTTACCAGATGTTGGGAAAAAGATTGCTTTTCACCATCGAAGGGAATATGAAGGATCTACAAAGGAATCTCCTAGAAATTTAAATAAAAAATATCAAGTATTTTGTGGTAAAGATGGATTTGTAGCAGAAGCATCTGTAGTGAAAGATATCATAAAAAATGTAAAAGATATGGTTATAGGAGGATCATCTTGGGATGATGGATTAGCTATTTGGTGTTTTAAAAAGTATGGTAAGGATAAAGTAGATCTTCGATATGGTGAAATAAACCACGCTTTACATCAACAAGTTTGGACGGCGGATGATAAAGAATCTAGATTTAATAGAAAACAATTAATAGAATCTGGAGTAGATGAGACCACTCGTCATTCTTTTAATTGGTTTAAAGAGGCAGATGGTGCAACCATTAAAGAAAGACAAAAATTACTAGGGTTGATTCAACCAGGAAGAATTGGCGATATAATTATCGTTCTTCCTATAGCTAAATGGTGCCATGATTTGGGATATAGAGTGGTTTGGCCCGTTGCTTCTGAATATGTTTCTTTATTTGATTATATAAATTATGTAGAAGTAGTTGATATAGAATCTGGTTTATCTGGTTCTTATAAAAAATCTAAATTTATTTTGAAAAATAGAGAAATTACCAATATAGTGGATTTAGGCATAGGTTTTGGTAGGGATGAATCTGAGTGGGAATCATCAGGATTGTCTTTTGATGAATGGAAATATAAAGAAGCTAAAGTTCCTTTTGAGGAAAGATTTAATCTTATCATAAATAGAAATTTTCAAAAGGAATTAGATCTGCAAAAGAAATTGGATTTGTTATACAAGGAAAATTATGTAATTACCCATTCTATTGGTTCTAAAGGTAAAGTAGATTTTGATGAACACGACTCCGTAGAAATCAATCCTGTTTCTGGATTTACGGTATTTGATTGGATCGGAATAATTGAAAGAGCTTCTAAAGTTCTTTGTACAGATAGTTGCATAGCTCATTTAGTGAATCAATTAGGGCTTGCTGTAGGTAGGAGAACTTTTCAACCTTTAGGTAATTATTTTGGAAGAACGTTAAAAATGGCTGTTCCGAAAATCAATTGGGAAGGTGAAAAGGAAGCCACTAAGATTAAAGCTCCTCGTGTTAAATCTAACAAATCAAACTGTACTCTACTTGTTTCATTACCGGGTTTACATACCGGAGACTGGCCCCTTTATCCTTTGGGCGTAGGCTATTTATCCTCTTCGTTGAAAAGAGATAGAAATGTATCATCTATACACTTTCAAAAAGAACGTCATGTAGATGATATTCTTCCTAAAATTTTGGCTAATTCTCGCCCCGACGTTGTAGGATTTACTTGCTCTACTTTTAATCGTGGAGCAGTTCGTAAAGCTATTCAATTGGTAAAAAGTATTCTTCCAGAATCTTCCGTAGTGCTTGGGGGAGTTCACGCTACGTATTTTCCTCAACAAATGATTAAAAATTATGGGGCAGATTATGTAGTTATGGGAGAAGGAGAAAATACCCTTCGATATTTATGTAATGCTTTAGAAGAAAAAATAGATTTGAAAAATATTCGTGGATTATCTTATTTAGATTTTCAAAACGAAGTTGCTATTAATCCTTCCGTTATTCCAATAGATAATTTAGATGATCTTCCTTTTCCTGATTATAGTTATGCAGAACAAATAATAAGAGATAGTAAGATGGGAAGTATCATAACTTCTAGAGGATGCCCCGCTCGTTGTAATTATTGCTCTACTAGTCATTATTGGGGACAAAAAATTAGAGTTCATTCCGTAGAAAGAGTTTTAGATGAAATTGAAAGACAAATAGATCTTTATGGAATTAAAAAGTTATTTTTTCATGACGATACTTTTAATTTATCAGAAATACGAGTTAAAGAAATTTGTCAAGGCATGATAGACAGAAAATTTAATTTAACTTGGGCCGCTCATGGAAGGGTTCACCCGGTTTCCTCCGAAATGTTAGATGCCATGGTGGAAGCTGGGTGTCGTCATATTTGTTGGGGAATAGAATCTGGATCTAAAGAAATTCTTCAATCTATGAATAAAAAAATAGACTTTCAGCAAATTGAAAGAACGTATAATTTATGCACTAAAT